ATATTTAATTTATCTCGTGTATCTTCATCAGTTAATCTATAATTAGTTCTATTTCTTGATCTTTTTCCTGGGTTACCTAGATTAACTCTTGTTTCTTTATTTATTTTAGCACCGTTGTAATTGAAAGCATACGTTTCAATATCTCTACCGGTAAACTGAGTGCTTGATTCAGGTACTTTAACCTTAGTGCCTCCTGGAACGAAATCGAATTGATTACCTTGAGATCTGAAATCTTCTATAGTACCCATACTTTTTCCTGGTATGGTAGAAGAAAATCCGTCGTAAAAATTTTCATTAAGATCAAACGGACCTGGTATAGCTCTTGAAGTTGCTATTATAGAATCTAAATTTTCATTAACCCTCAAAGGAATCATACCATCATTAGAAAAAACTAAACCTGATTTTAAATTGTTTATATTGTCTTTAGTTAAAAAACCAGTATATGTACTTTTTCTATTATATAAACTACTTCCTACAAAAGTATCGTTATTTTGTAGATTTTCAGGAGAATTTGTAAAAAATATTCCTTTATTTGTTCGAGCTGCGTTTATATTATCTATAGTAGATAGAGTAGTATATTTTGCTACATCGACAGCTTCTTGAGAAAAACTAGTTATTTGTACATCAGTACCTGCTACAGAACCTGTTATATTTTTATTACTGATTCCAAAAGTTTTTTGTAATACTGTTGTTGGTAAACCGGTTTGTATTGGTATTCCCCTTTGAGCATTAATTACATTCTGTTCAGTAAATGAATTTATAAAAGTAATTTTAGGGTTACTTTTGTTATTGACTAAATTAGCATTAAATTTTTCACCTTCACCTGAAGGACTTAACGGACCTTTTTCTCCTTTGGCAACACCGAATTGAAAAGGTGTAGCGGTTGAATTACTAATACCGTCTATATCAGGAAAAATTAATCCTATCCTACTAGCACCAGAAATATTACCTAAAGTTTCACTATAATAAGGTATATTATTAGAATAAAAAGATATATCTGTTGGAGTTGAAATATTTCCTTTTATTCCTATGTGGTTTTTACCTATAAAACCTGGTTCAGCAGTAGTATTTCTAAAAGGTAATTCAGAATTAGTAATTAAACCTAAAGACGGTACTGGTTTACCTCTTAAACTGTATTTAGCACCTTCTATTCTTCCTGCTCCAAAAAATTGTGCAAATCCACTACTAAATTCATTATCTTGTAAATAAGTATCTGATTTAAATCCTCTAATAAAATGAGTACCCGTTCCGTTAACTGGAACTTGTGCTAATGTAGAGGCTGCTACTTGAGCTACGTGTTGAGCAGTTCCACCTATTCTTCTTATTATATTACCTGTAGTCGTACCAGAGTTACCTCTTAATTTTTCGGTTAAATCATTCTGCTTTAATAAAGCTTCGTTTATTTACTTGTAGTAGTAAGCCTTTATTTTCAGGAGGGTTATTTAGATCTTTTGTAACAAAAGGAGACTTAGTCCCCGTTTCATCGTAAGTGATAGAACGGAGATTATCCATTAGACCCGTATTAAAGTCTTCTCTTAAGTCCCTTATTATACCCATTGGTTTATCCTGGAGGGTTATCTAGATACTTAGGTGGTGTAAGTCCGTCCAAATCTAATACTGAAGGTTCTCTATTAATTGCTGGGTTGTTGTTAATCGATGATTGATTATGCAACGTTGAATTAATATTAGCTCCTGGTAAAGTTGGAGGTGTATTTCCTTGTAAACCTAATACTGAATTAGGTAATTGATTTGTTAAAATTCCATTTGCCATAATAGTTAAATTTTATTGTTTTATTATAAATAGATATTAATATACTAATTTTATTAAGATAATAGAGAAAAAGATTTAGCTTGTGTTCTACCTACTTTATCAGAATCTAAATATACATCTCCACCTTCTGATATAACGGTTATTAGTGTATCTAATTTTGATTCTAATTTAGCAAAACCATCAGTTTCGCCATTTCCTTCTCCAAACATCCCTTGAATAGCCATTAATGGTGCAGCAACTACTGCTAATGTACCTAAACCGGCTAAAGCAGGTAATGCTAACATACCAGAAACTGCCATAGCTGATAATCCACCAGCTATTGCATATAAAGCAGGTGCCATTAAGTATAAAGATGGAAGTAATTGAACAAGTCCTCCTAATTGAGAAAATATTAAACTAAATCCTTCAGCTGCTAATTTTATACCTTGACCAAACATCATTGCTCCTGCGCCTACCAATGCAAATGCTGCTCCTAATCCTACAGCTGTAGCTATTAATGCTGCTAAACCTAATGCTCCTACCCCACTTACCATTGCAGAACCTAAAGCAGTTAATGCAGGTATTAAAGCCATAATTCCTGCTGCTGCCATTGGTCCGGTTAACCCTAATAAAGCCATCCCTGCTGAACCAGGTATCATTAAAGTAAACCCTAATGCTGCAGCTGCTAATGCTGCTGTACCTAATAATACTTTAGCATTACCCATAGCTTTTAATCCACCTGCTAATGATTGTAAAGACACTAATAATTTTGGTCCGCTAATCATTTCCATAAGTTTAGCTCCAACTACACCTGGTATCATTGCTACTAAACCTAAACTAGCAGGTATAAGGTTAAGAGCTCCTTGAAGAACTTTCATTCCTGCCATAGATCTTAAACCAGCAGAGAAATTTTGTAAGAAAGTTTTAATATTTTTTCCTGGTGGTACTGCTTTAGTAGCTTTAGCTCCTTTTGCTGTTGATGCTATATCTTTTGCTTTCGGCATTTTAGCTCCTAATTCTTTAGCTTTATCTGCAGATATAAATCTACCTGTAGCTGTATCTCTAAATCTTTTAGCGTTTTCATCAAATATAGCTTTTACTTTATTTCCTCCTAAACCTTTTATAAATGAATTTTTTATAGCTGTACCGACACCTTTGATTCCATCACCAAATGACTTTAAACTAAAGTTCATTCCTTGCATAGAATTTTTCATAGCTAAAAATCCTTTAACCCCTACTCCTACAAATTCAGCTATTCTTTTTACTGCCATATATCCGGCTAAGACTGAAAAAGTTGTTGTTAAAGCTACAGAAACTGCTTTAAATTTTAATAAATAACCTATACCTGCTGCTATTGGTCTAATAAAACCTAATACGGCTTCAACTATAGGAACAACTGCTTCTAAGACAGGTGAAAATGCTTCAGCTAATCTATTTACTGATTTAGTTATTCTCTCTTGAATATCCATTTGCCTAGATTGCTCTAAAGTAACTCCTCTTGCAGCTGCTATTTGTTCAGCTGTCATATTTGCTCTAGCCTCTTCAGTAAGGACTGATTTAGCTAGCTCTTCTCTGGACATACCTAAAGCTTTAGCTAAACCTTCCTGTTCTATCCTATTCATTTCAGCAAATTCAGCTGCTGATGCTCCGTTTTTTCTCAACTCTTCAGCTACTCCTGCAAGATCGTTATTTAAAGCTAGTTCTCTTGCTTTACTTAAATTGAGTTGCTTACCTGTAAGAAGCTGTGCTTCTAATTCGTTTTCTATAGAAGTTTCAAATTCAAGTAAACCATCAGCTATGTCATTAATTTTACTTAAATCCATACCTAATTTCTTAGCTGCATTTGATGCTTTACTTAATTCAACTGAACTACCTCCTAAAGATGCTGTAATATCGTCACTAGCACTAGATACGTCTTCAAGTACTCCTAATTGATCTATTCCTAAACTAACTTGGGAGGAAATATTTTTTTCTATTTCTTTTTGAGACTCTCCTGTAAGTGTCATCATCTTAGCTAAACCAGCTGCATGTTCAGCTGATAGCCCCAATAGAGCAGTTGCATCGGCTATATCACCTATTTGTGTAGGGGTAAAGACTGTAGCTGCGTTAAGACCTAATTCTTTACTTAAATCTACAGCAGTATCCATCATATCGGTAAGAGTAGCTACTTCTGTATTTACTCCTCCCATAGTTCTAGCTGCTTGCCCTGTTCTACGAACAAACTCTGTTTGAGCTTTATTGACCTCTAAAAATGAATCAAATAATTTACCTGCTATTACAGTTGGATCTCTCAATGCAGGTCCGAAACCGTCAGCTAGTACTTGAAAACCTTTAGCAGCAATTTCTAATTTAGTAAAGAAGTTTACAGTATCACCTGCTTGCTTAGCCAATTCACGCATTTCTGCATTTGCATCTTTCATAGCTTGATGGAAAATACCAGATCTCATACCTAGTCTTTCCATTAATGCTCCAGTACCTCCTACTAACGCACCAGCAACACCCATATTTTTATTAATGGCTGTTTCTAAATCTAACCGTTTTTGAGTTTTTGCTATTAAACCATTAAGTCCAGCATCTTCAAATGCATTGAACTTAACTATTTCTTTTAGATTGTCTTTCCTTTCTTGTTCTTTTTCAGTTAATTTTCCAACTCTTTTTTCTTTTTCCAGAAGGTCTTTTAGCTCCCTTAGTGCTTGTTGGGAAGATAAAGCTAATAACTTTTGATTTGCTTTTAATTGCTCAAGTTTAGACTCAAGTTGTCTTGTATTTAAATCTGTAATACCTTCTGCGTCAAGAAGTAAGTCGTCACTAATAGAAACTACTCTTCTCTGTAGTTTTGCAGTTTGAGAAATGACGTTAAAATTACCGTCTAATGCATCATTATTTTCTTTAATGATTTTATTTAAATCTTGAAAAGTAGAAGAAACTGCTTCAGCTCCTGTTTTTAGCGCTTGTATTTTAGTTTCAGCTAAATCTACAGCAGCAGCGAATTCTTCAGTGCCTTTCCTAGTTCCTTTAAACGCTCTTTCTACTGCGTTTATTTCTCTAGTACTAGCACCGAGATCTTTTAACTGTTTTAACAGCTGTTGCATGTCTACATTAAGGTCCCTTGCCATTTAAAATAGGTTTATTATAAATAGTTAAGGCTCGCTTTATTTGCGAGCCCTAGTACTGTAGGTTGGTTTTTTAATCGTACCACCTTTCATTGAATTAGCTTTTTTATTTATCTTATCGTATTCAGCTTTTTCTTTTTCGTAATGCTCTTGTAATTTTTGGAAAGTAAAATTTCTAAGCCATATAGGCATATTGTATACGGTATCATAGTCGTAACCACCTTTACCGTGAAATACTATTTCGTGTATTTGATTAAATACGTTTATTCTATACTGTGGCGTCAGGCCAAAGAAAGTTTACCCCTATCGGGATATCTACCCCTCCTTCCGGGCCATTTTCTGGATAGAATCTCATATCTACATCAGGCTGAAAGTCTCTAAGGTAGTTTCTAAAAGCTCTTGAATCTCTTGCTAGGAATTCGTTATCCACAAAGGCTCTAATATTTTTCTTATCAGTATCGCCATCTACTGCTGTAATTACATACTTTAAACGAGTAGACATTTCTGCTGAGGATTCTTTGTTAATCTTTTTTAATCCTTTAATTTCTTGATCTATTTTAATTTCATCTCCATGAGTTAAAATTTTAAAAGTAATAACTCTATTTGTAGTTGGTAGAGTAAAATTAAAAGAATTAGAAGTTGCTTTATCTACTTCTTTATTTAATGGTTTATTATCTAATAAAGATAAATCGATAATTTCTTTTTGACCACCATAAGTAAATTCGTAATCTTTACCATACCCTAAAATTCTTGCTGCAACAAGTAATGCATTTTTATCTCCTAAAAGTATTTCATTATAATCTATACTTTTATCAACTATTAATGCTTTTATTAATTTATCAATCACTATACCTTTTTCTATATAGTTTTGATTAGTTAAAATATCTTCTTCCTTAGCAGTCATATATTTCATTTCAATACTACCTTTAGAAAGAGGAGATTCTTTTGGGTATAATTTACCTTGTGATGGTAAATCTACTATTTCTGTGGGGAATTTTTGTTTTTGTTCCATAAATTTGATTAATTAAAACTAGTTCTAAATATAAATATACGAAGAATTATTTTTTAAAACAACAAAAGCCCGGAAAAACCGAGCTTTTTATTATATTTTAGGCTGTATTAGTAGTTCAGTACGCAATAATCCATTGCAATTGTCATAGACAACTCTACTGCGTCAGGTGCTGACCAATCAAAATCACCTTGTGCCATAGTTTTTATGAAGGCTCCTTTGATAATCCATTCAGAAACTACGTCTCCTACAGGACCTAATACGTTAAGAGTTAAATCTTTTTTGTAAAAGTCTGAATATCCAGCACGACCTGTTACTGATTCGTAAGAAAGTCTTGCCCATTCCATCACTGCTTGAGCTCCTGAAGGTGTGATTGGATCATATAATGTCATGTCCATATCATTCCACATTCTTTTCCCTCTTATCTTTCTATAAGAGTTAATGTGGTCAAGAACTACCTCTCCATCTTCGAATGAAGGAGCTGTGACTGTTTTTACCATGAACGATGGAATGTTATCCATATACATGATAAATCTATTTTGCACCTTCGGTTCGAAGGCTCTAAACATAATTTCGTTTGGATCTAATACTGCCATTTTTATTTATTGTTTATTATAAATATCTTATTTTTAAATTATCCTGCAAATGTTGCTCCAGTTGGCTCAATAGTAAAGTCTAATACTACAAATTCTGCTGTTTTAGCTGGCTGAATAAAGATTTGACCTATTAATTGATTTCTGTCTACTACGTCTGCTGTATTGTTTGAATCGTCCATCACTACTCTGAAAGCAAAAAGACCTTGTCTCTGTACTACTGATTCTAAGAATGGATTTACTGTTGCTAAGAATCTGTTACGAGTGGTAATAGTATTTTGCTCGAATACTAAAGTTCTAGCTTGATCACCGATGAATTTCTTCAACTCGATTAATAATCTTCTAACATTTACTCTATCTAAAGCAGAAGCTTTAGTTTGTAAAGTTTTCTGACCGAACACTGAAACACCTTGACCTGGGAATGAAGCTATTGGGTTAACTTTATCAGTATATAGGGTATCTCTTTGAGTTCTTGTTAATCTTCTTTCTGCTTGAATTACTCCTGTAATTCCTCCTCTTACTAAACCTGCTGGTGCAAACCAAGGTGCTGCACTATTATCATTAAATGCATATACTCCTGGAATTACTACTGATGCTGGAGCATATTGGAGTCCTGCTTCAGTATTCATTTGTACCCATGGCCAGTAACTTGCAGCATAAGAACTATTGATTGATGCTGCTTGAGTAGTTGCTGAACCAACACTAGAGTTATAATTAACTAAATCTATAATAGCTATAGTATCTCCTCTAGTTTCAGCTAAAGAAATTAAACTATTAAGAGGTGTTTTATGAGTAGCATTTTCATATACTAATCCTGGGGCAGAAATAACATTAAATTGATACTCTTCTTTATTTTCTAATACAGATATAATATCAGTATAATCTGATCCTGCTATACCTTGACTATCAGTATTATTAATACTTTCAAAATAATTAGCTCCAGCTCCTAAATTACCTGTCGCACTGTGGAATCCACCTGACTGTATTGCAGGTAAAGAACCAGAGTAAGAAACTCCAGCTGATGTTTTACCAACTGATAAACCATCTGCTCCTAAATAATTAGGTGTTAGTAAATTTACTGAAGAAATTCTTACATAATTAGATTTATTTGCATACGATCCTGTTGCGGATACATATTTAGTACCGTCTGAATCTGCAACAATACTTTTAACTTGATTACCGATTACTTTTTCAATATAGTTAGCATTTAAAGGATCTAACGATACGTTGTTAAAAGTTTCTAATATAACTTTATTTTTTAAGTTATCGTCTCCTTGTCTGATTGAAAAAGTAAATGTACCTAAGTTGTTATTTAAGTTTGAAATTTCCCATCTTAAATTATTTTCTGAACCTGATATTAATGAACTATCAGAATTTTGGAAATCGGATGGTGTGTTTGAACCTGAATAATTATTATATATTTCTCCTTTACCTATAGTTTCAAAAGTAAATGGTTGAGTTGCACTAGATACTGAAGCTGTAACAAATGTGTTAGAAGCAGCAGTATGATCATTACCTACTACTCTAGATACTAATACTGAACCTCCTCCTTGAGAAAAATAATTTCTTACTGCTAAGGAAGTAAAATACTCCTTAACTCCTGATGATGCTCCAGTTGACCCACTATTGAAAGAACTTCCAAATTTTCTAACGTAATCATTATATGAAGTTACTA